TTTCATTTTTAGATTCATTGACAGAAATTGTTGTGGATCTACTTTTGACGTGTTTTCATACTGACTCTAAAGTCTTCACAAGTGTTTAAAACGGCAGAAAGTGTTGGGCGTCGCTTGCCAGCTCAATTTGAACTATCAAAGTGGTTAACTTATCGTAAACAGATGACTCTACGATTATACTTTGAAGTTCGTGGCGAGATCGAACGAACGTCTTGTCCGGTTTTGGGACTATTTTATGATCAGGAAAGATATACTAATGGTGTGTTGCGATCGCGACAAGATATGGCTATAGAAGCTTTAGCATATTTTGAGTCACAAAAATGTCTAAGACGAGGAGCAATTGTTGACATTTTTCGTGACCATAGGATGTTAATTTCGGAAATGAAGGTATCTTTAATGGTGCATAAGAATTCAATTTCCGTTCCACCCTTATTTCCTTTTACGCGTTATCCTGGTGAGGGTAAATTACAAAAGGTACCTGATGGTATCGAAGAATTTTTTCGTGTATGGGATATGGATAGGTTAAATAAAATATGTAATAATTATCATTCCTATGATTGGTATGAACGAAATGTTTTTAAACATACAAATAAATATCGTGGTGTTCCTTGGGTACAAAATGATATGAGATCGTTGAAAGTATTATGTATGCGTAAATATTCAGTATTTAATAAAATGTTTGCAGGAGATGGGCTCGGAAAATATGTAGTCCAATCGTGTGAGAATATTTATCCACATAAGTTATGTGCGTTAGTAGAAAAGTTTAATAAGCCTACAAAGAATTTAAAGTTTCAGACACCATTTATGTCAACTTTAATTTTTCGTGGTTTGAAACGCATGTATAGCTATATGGGAATGGAGCAATATTTTGGTAAATTGATTTGGGATTATCATCCTGAAGATATTGCTGATATGCATTTTCCTCAACAATCTTCGTCTGGAATACGAGCTGGACATGTTAGAAAGCATCAAATTGAAGATGTCACGTTTATTGTTACTCCAAATGGTACTAAAGGTGATCAAGAAAAAGCTTGTAAGGCTCAGATGTTTGAATATATAAAACAATATAAGTTGACTGGTAAAATTGATTTTTTGGAAAAGGCATGTGTAATTTGTCTTAAAATTGAGATTTTTTTTTCTGATTCTATTTTACCAGAAAAACGCCAGCGTACTTATGATAAGTGTCGTGAGTTTTTTATACCACATATGATGCAATATATAATTTCTTATATGGTATTAAAAGATCGTCAAATGTTTGAAAGAGGAACTATGATTAAAGTTGGTATGCGTTGGCTATTTGGTGGAGCACAGCAGTTTGCTGAACAAATGCAGTATACAGATCCTGATATGGTTTATGGTGATGGTGATTATGATGCACTTGATACAACTATAAATCGTGTTTTATTGGAGCTGTATGTTTCACAAGCTGCTGTTTATATTGATAAACAAAATTCTCCTGAATATCCAATGTTTTTGTTTTTTTTGCAGTTAGCAACACAAAATTTAGGCGTTAAGTTAGTTCATATATTTGCAAACTGTTGGCGTGTTATGTTTGGTGTAATGCCATCTGGTGATTTTGCTACATCACATGGTAATTCTTGGATTGTCGGATTATTATTTTTTATATACTTTGAGTATGTTATGTTGAACAATCCTCATCGACGTGAACAGATGGAAGATTGCTTTAAAAATAAAAAAGTACATTTTCCTGTTTATGGTGACGACCATATTACTGGTATACATAAGTCAATTAATGATATTTTAAATCAAACTGGATATGCTAAATTTGTTAATGAATTTTTTGATATGAAAATAACAAAATTAAGAGAGGATATCCCTTTTTTTTGTGTTCCTGATGGCTATGGTGGTCTTAAAAAAGATGGGACTATCTTTTTAAAGCGTCGATTTGTTAAACGTCCTAGTGATTTTGATGCGGATATAGTAGAAGTTTTGCCGTATAAAGTTTTAGATGATGCTATAGTAAAATTTGCTTATGGTAATAATGAACGTTTATCTGTCGCTGAATATGCTGTTGCATGCTTAGGATTAGCGTATGATAATATGGGTATTAATCCTGTTATTCATAATTTGTGTGAGCAATTTTTTATTTTTTTAATTAAATTTGGTAAGATAAAAGGTATGACTACATTGCGTGAAGCAATTTTAAATAATTCATTAGTATCCAATCGTGATATAATGCGTACATTGCGAAAGATTGGTATAACTACTGATGAGTTGTTGTCGGGTTTTCCAACGCGTGATAAATTGTTACGAATGCATGTTATGAATCGTGAGTATGTGAATTTTACTCCACCATTTAAACGATATAGTGCATATGAATTTAAAAAATGGGATGTTTCAGAATTTTAGATATTTC